CCCTCACACCTGGGCAAACAGTAGTAAATCCCATTTTGGCCCGTTTGGAAAGAATGGGCAGAACCATGTCCACCAAAATGATTGCTCAGTTTGAGGACCAGATAAAGGATGCGCGGAAGGTGTGGGGATCTCTTGTTAATTCTGATGCCAATCCAAATACTATTACCGCCAATATAAAGCGGGCGGTGGATAACGCCGAGTCTGCTATTTATAGACGGGCGAATGTACGCTGGAAAAGTCTTGATTCATCCAGAACTGGTGAAGCAATCGTAGCTGGAGTTATGGAGTGGGATGAGTTAGCTAAAAACTCAATAAAAAGGCTTTACAACCGCGCCCGATCAGCGGAAACCCCCACTTATGATATTTCAAATCTGAAAATCGTTGCTAATGATGTTCGTGAGGGAGTGCGGTACAGCGCACCTCCAAAAGAGGTTGCTACCGGATTATTTGATGTCAGCGGGACTCCAATTACGATAGAAGTGGCGCAAGATAGACGTTTGGGGCAACAGCTTAATCAGGCAGTCAGAGAAGTTGTCAAGACTGTAGAAAACTTAAATCCAGATTTACCGAGTGTTACCCATGCGGGTGGCCGCATTGATGACGCGACAGAACAGCTAAAGGAGCTTCGCCAGCAACTGTGGGATATTAAAACACCCGCTCCAGGGGATGTGCTACGCCAAGAGCATAGGGATGCGGCGCGTCTATATGACGCAATAAGCAAGGTGATGAACAATCCTATTCTTGATACAGAGGGTGGGGCAAAGCTATGGCAAGAGGCGGCTCAAGAAGCATCAGATCGGTTTATGAAGCTGGATAAAGCAATATTGATGCAAGTGCTTAAAACGGATGTGAGAGGAGGGGCCAGCCAACTGGCTCGTTCAATTATAGCTAGGGGAAAGCAAAGCGATCTGGAGGATTTGAAGGCTGTTCTGCCGGGAATCCGATTCATGGACATCTCCAACTTCGCGGCTAGAGAGATTTTTCACAAGCCCGATCTTCTCAAAACGATGGACAGAGATGTTCTAAAAACTCTTTTCAGCAAACCAGACTTGGATAACATCAGGGGAATTGTTGACGATTTTGAGAGAATTAGAACATTAGGTGCGGATCTTACCCAGAGATTTGCTGATAATACCAACCAGAGAAAAGGGCTAACACAGTTCTTATTAGGAGCAACTCCCCGTCAAACAGAAGATTTTATCGAGACAATTAGCTCGCACCCAGAATCAATAGATTTAATCAGGCAAACAGTTTTAGATGGGATGGCGGAATCAGCTATAGTCAGAGATAGCTTTGATCCCGCAACATTTCTTAGTAATTATTCTAAAATGGATGATTCCGGCCTTTTCCGTGAAGGAGCATTATGGACAAGCGATCAACTGCAAAATATCAAGGACTTGAGTCGATATATAGAAGTATCTTCTGGACTCAGTAAGTCTCAGATACAGGATGCGGGCACAAGTCTTATGGCAGCGGAGGCGGTATCGCCAACGGCTCTGGCTACTCAGGGATTGAGTGCGCTTCCTGGGATGCTCCATAAAGTAGCGTTAATCGGTGGGTTTGGTAGATTATTAACAAGCCCTGCATTTTCAAGAATTGTTAGAGGGCGGCATAGGCGCTCTCCTGGCCCTGGAAGAGCAGGGTGGGATTCTGATTTCTTACGCGGAATTAGTGCTGCTCTTGCCGCTGATATAGGGCGATCATCTGAAGAGGAGACTGAATAATGCCCTGGAGTGGCGGAACTTTCACGCGGACGAACGGCGTCCACACGGGGTCTACCCTGTGGGTTCAGGATCGCGATGCCGGAACGAAGATCCTTGCGACGCGCCATGATACCCACGATCAGGACTTGGCCGATGGCATTAACGACACTCTGGAAAAGAGTGGTAGCAACGCTGCGACTGGCAATCTCGACATCGGATCGAACCGCCTGACACTTGTCGCGGACGGCACGGCGAAGACCGACGCGGCGACCGTTAACCAGATTCAGAGCAACGGCCCAGCCTTCCAGGCAACCGACACCGGCACGGCTAATGCCTATGTCATAGCTCTCAGCCCGGCCATCACCGCCTATGCAGCGGGCCAGCGGATTACCTTCAAGGCGGCAGCCGCCTCCACCACGGCTTCGACGCTAAACGTCAACACTCTGGGCACCAAGGCGATCAAGAAGCAGAACGATCAGGACATTGCGTCCGGCGACATCGAGTCCGGTTCCATCGTGACCGTGGTCTATGACGGCACTAGTTTCCAGATGACGAGCCAGCTTGCCTCTACTCCCACCACCAGTCCCGGCGGCTCCGACACCCAGGTGCAATACAACTCCTCCAGCGCCTTTGCGGGGAGCGCCAATTTCACCTTCGACGGCACCAGCGCGACGGTGGCTAATCCGCTCTACTTGCCTGATGGGGCTGTTTCTGCGCCCGCTCTGTCGAACACTGGCGATACCGATACGGGAATTTATTTCCCGGCGGCCAATTCGATAGCCGTTGCCACGCAAGGCGTCCAACGGATGCTTTTCGATGCCAATGGGCACATGACCATGCCCACGCAGCCGTGCGTCCTGGCCAATAACGCAGCGACGATCGATAACGTCACCGGCGATGGGACAGTTTACACTGGCATATATGGGACGGAGATCAAGGATCAAAATGCTGATTGGGATGGCGTGAGCACATTTACGGCACCAGTCACCGGTACTTATCTTGTCACAGTTCTGGCTCAATGGAATGGCATCACGTCGGCAGAAACGAAGGCTAATCACCAGATTGTGGCAAGCAATCGAAGCGCTTATTTCATCTACGCAAACCCGTATAGTTCCAGTCTTAGTGGAAGTTGGCGGGGAAATGGCGCTGTATTCATGGATATGGACGCCTCCGACACCCTCACCGTCACCGGACAAGTCTCTAACGGAACAAAGGTCGTTGATTTTGACGGTTCAGCAGCACTCGCCAATACTGTCTCTATTGTTCTCTTTTCATAGGAAAGTAAGATGTTGAAAATAACTATCGAGTACAAAGGCGTGACGCACACCGAAATTGTGGACGACCATAAATTGCTTGCGATGGAGAACGATCTTTTCGACTCGGGTGATCTGGAGCCCAATACCGTCCTTGGGTGGCTCGTCTGGGCCATAAGAGGCAAGATAAATAATTGCAGCAAGCGTATGGCCCGCGCGGAAACGGCCAGGCTCACCGCCGACCCCGGCACATCTACAATGCCTGCCTCAGCGGCTGGCCTTATAAATTCGGCCAAGGCCGCGCCACACTACATGAATCGCCGTGAGCGCGAGGCCGCTCGCCTCGCAGGGCAATGACCCATCAGAACTTGATACGCTAGAAGAAGTAGACGGCTTCCGGGCAGTTAATATGGCTGACAAAGATCGCACGATCAGTGGGGCTCACTCCAGAATAGATGATCTATTGCTGGAAGTTCGTCAGCATGTGGTGTCCTGTTCCGTTCAAACACGCCAGCAAAATTCCAGGCTCCGCCGACTTGAGGCTATTTTAATTACAACAGCCGGGGCGACGATGCTGATGCTAATTTCCATTATCATTCAATGAGTTATGAGACGGGGTATGGGCGATGATTAACCTGGAGCACCTGGTTTATCACGAGGCACCCATTATCGTGGATTCTAATGATCTGGTCTGCCTCCGTCCGTTTGGCCCAGCGCTCGGCCACGCCACAATGCCCGATGAAGTCGTCAAGGCGTTCAATGACGATATCGATAGCGGCACGAATGGGCCCGATTGGTCAGGCCATCTCGTTGGCAAGGTAAACGAAGAGCGCCTGATTCCTACGGAGGTTCTGGAGCCCCACAAGATGTTCTTCACCCATGCGGCGCTGCGCTATGTGTCAAATTATGCGTCTCGATATTGTCGTCCGATTGCAGACGATGTCAGGCCGCAAGTCACGATCCAGAGCGCATGGTATGTGCGGCAGGGACCGGGCGACTTCAACCCCATCCACCTGCATACCAACGCGGAGCTATCGTGTATCGGATATCTCCAGATGCCCGAGGGCATCGAACAAGAATGGAACGAGGAAGATCAGGATCACTACCCGGCCCAGGGCCATGTCGAGTTCATGCACGGCAGTCCTACGTTTCTGAATCGCGCCAGCTTTATGGTCCGCCCAAAGGTTAGCGATTTCTTTATCTTCCCCGCTGACATGTACCATACGGTTTATCCTTTCCGCACCGAGGGTGAACGGCGCAGCTTTTCCATGAATATCATTCTGTCCGAAAAGGAGGACGACGATGGCAAAGAACAGTAAGGGATTTCCCGGCCCGATGACTCGGGCGCAAATGGGCGCGTATAAGGGCATCCAGAAAGCCGAGACTTACCCAGGCGGTCTTGATATCCGCGCCGGCAACGAGTTGGGATTCCGTTCAAAGGGCTGGCGTGTGAAGCGTGGGGCAGATAAGCCTGGCACTTTCGGAATGAAACTCCGCAAGGCGTAGCCCATGGCAACGAATCAGGAAGCACGCCAAACGTCTATCCGGGCGGTGACCTCGACCACGGGGACGTACAATGAGGACTGGCTCGCGTTGTTTACAGCGCGGTCTGCCCCAGCGGGGACATACAACGAGCGGCTGTTGAGCTACATCAATACCCTCTTGTCCACGTCCCATACCAATCTCGAAGATGCCATGCAGGCACTGGCGGCTGACCAGAGCGCGGACAACTTCAGCTCCATGGGTACGTTTACACCGTGAGCACCAACCAGGAGGCACGCCAGGCGACTTGCCGCGCTGCTACCGGCACGGCGCTCACGGTCGACGGAGATTGGCTGGCGATGGCGGACGCAAACGGGTTTACCACCGGAACGATAAATGAGCGCATCATGTTGTATTTCAACGCCGCGCTGGGCGCGACGTGGGGCGTTGCCGCATGGGATGAGGTTGCTTGGGACGGCGCAGGCGCCGATCACACCAACATCAATGAGGCAGCAGCCGCCTTCGGGGAATCAAACGGCATTACCGGCCCCGGCTCCCTGTTCTCACAGCTAGGATCGTTCTGATGGCAAAGAAAAACTGGATTCAAGGCGCGATCAAAAAGCCCGGAGCCTTTACTGCTCAAAGAGATCGCTACAACCGAGCGCATAAGGGCAAGAATCTTTCCACCAATCAATTCGCCAACAAGGTGCTGGCAAAGGGATCAAAGTTTAGCGCCACCACCAAACGTCGGGCGAATTTGGCAAAAACATTAAGGAAGCTAGGATGAAGTACATTGAGGAACGTCTCAAAGAGCCGAGTACGTGGGCGGCAGCGGCTGCGATTGCTGCTGCTGTTGCTATAATCACAGATCAGTTCTGGGTCATCGTGATTGCTCTCGCCTTGGGCGTTGTCGGCGCCCTTTTGAAAGAGCGCAAGAAATAGCTATGCTTTCCGGCCTGTTGGGGGCGATTCTTCCAGTAGCCGACACAGTTATTGATCGGCTCGTTCCCGACAAGAATCTCCAGGCCAAGGTCAAGGCCGAGATGGAGAAGTCTCTGGTCGATGCAGAGGCCAAAGGGATGCTGGCTCAGGCCCAGGCGAATATCGAGGCCGCCAAGCATCCCTCAATTTTTGTCGCCGGCGCACGCCCTAGCATCCTATGGATTTGTGCCATCGCTCTGGCTTGGCAGTTCATCGGGCATCCCCTAGCCGTGTGGGGCGTTGCGCTGTGGGCACCGGAGACGCCCATCCCCGCTATCCCGACTGAAGGCTTATTTCCTCTCACGATGGCTCTGCTGGGCCTCGGGGGAATGAGATCGGCGGAGAAGTGGCGCGGCGTAGCGCGTGAGAACATGAAGAGCAGCAAGTGAGAATCACTCCCCACTTCACTCTTGGTGAAATGACCAAATCCCAGACCGCGTTGCGCTTAGGACTGGATAATGATCCTGACTCTGATGGCATAGCATCGCTGCGCGCCTTATGCGAACAGGTGCTTGAGCCGATTCGTGAGCATTATGATCGCCCCGTCATTGTGACCAGCGGCTTCCGGGCCTTAGCGGTTAACAAGGCCATTGGGAGCCGAGCTACGAGCCAGCACATCAAGGGCGAAGCGGCGGATATCGAGATTCCCGGCGTTGATAATCTTGAGATCTATTATTGGGTTTCCGCGAACCTAGATTTTGACCAGTTGATTCTTGAATACTACAGCGGTGAATCGTCGTCTGGATGGGTTCACGTCTCACATGTCGGGCGCAGCAATCGGAAGCAAACGCTACGCATCGACAAGAGTGGCGTTACACGTGAAACACTCCCCGCAACGAAATCTGCTTGAGTTCAAGAGATCATCAGAATAAAAGGGGCTCGGTCACTTTCGTGACCGTCCTCCCTTTAACTCAGCCCGCCCCACCAAGGCGGGCTGTTTTTTAGACTAAATCCTGTAAGAGAGCCGCGTATCCAGCCATGTCCGTCGCATGATCTGGCTCTTTCTCATTGCCCTCTTGGGATCGTGCGATCTTCAGCAGAATCATCATCCGCACCACATCCGCTGGGGACAGGCCCCGCCCTAGATACGCTGACCACAGATCCGCAATCCGTTGATGGGTGAGATAGGGATCGCCGTGACGGCTGGCTCGATCCTTGATCGCCTGGGCAGCATCGCCGAAGATGTCCGATGCCATGCGGCTACGCGCGCCCTTTCCAGCCGCCTGAATCATATTCCGTACATCTGAAGCACCCCGTATCCAGGGCGAGCTTCATGGAGATTTCACAAGGGTAGCCGAGTTCCTCGTAGCGACTCTTGTGGACGATGAGCCGCGCTTCGGTGTTCCGGCGTCCGTCAGAATCTTGGAACGTATCGCGGTGAATGGACAGCACCTGATCAGCCTTGTTGGCCCAGTGCTGGCTGCCGGCGATACTCGAATAGGTGATCGGCTCTCTCACGCCGGTGCCCATCGGCTTGGCCGGATGGGCAATAATCTGAAGATGCAGACTGCAAGCCTTGGCGATGTAGGTGCAAGCATCTAAACACTCGCCAATCCAGGCCGTTTCTGTCTTTTCCATCTTGTTGAACGAAGGCACGATCATATTCCAAGGATCTAGACTCACCGCGCTAATGCCATGGCGTGCATGGCAGTCGTTGATGATGTCGCAAATCCAGTTAAAATGCGGGGCATTACGAGGATGGTGCAGAAATAGAAAGTGTTCCTCGATCCAATCGTCTGCCTCTTTCTTTTCCTGTTCTGTCATGTCCATTTCCAGCTTCGACCAGTAGGCGGATCGGAGGTTGCGGCGCACGAATGGCTTTTCCCGAGTTTCCATGGACATGATCGCAACGCGAGTATCGTATTGCCGGACGATCTGCGCCCAGAGCTGCTGACTGAGGTGGGATTTGCCGTGTCCAGGCCATCCCGACAGCACAGACAGGCACGTTGGAGAGAGGTGGAGCTTGTTTTCCCATTCAGGCCAACCCTTCCATAGCGTCATCACTGGGGGCTCGGGGATTTGGGAAAGCCGGTATACCCCGTTAAGGGGAAATTCTTTCACCGCCTCGAGGAGATAGGAGTGTGTCTTTTCTGCGCCAAACTCAATTAACAGATCGTTCACGTCCTTAATGCTATCAGGAAGCTCTATCCAATAGCAATTGGCGGCGCCAAGAATCTGTGCCAGATCAGCTCGCAGGTGACGCCCCGGATCATCGCTATCGGTGAGTAGAATGAAGCGCTTGCAGCGCTCCATGCCTGCTTCGAGGGCGGCTTGAATATAAGCGTAGCGCTTCGAGGATGTAGGATTGTCAGTTTTATTGGCGGGAGCGCCGCCCACCACGCTCAGAACGGAACTGACAGGGATTCCCGCTTCAACCAACGCAAGGGCGTCCATCTCACCCTCGGTGATATAGACTTCTTTCAGCGGGCCATTCAGAACAGCCGCTTGATTGTAAAAGCGCTGTTCGCCGTTTGGCTTCTGGCGATAGTCTTTGTTATTGAGCGGACGGGCCTTCCAATTAACGATGTGGCCGGCGGCATCTAGGTAGTTGAAAACTATCGAGGGGAGCTTGCGATCACCAAACTGTATGTGATCGGCGCCAACGCTCAGCTTTCGCAGGGTCTCGGCGCTGATTTTTCTTCGTGCTGCCCACCCAATCGTTTTGGCGTCTAGCCTCGTCATAGCCTCCCCTCCAATCGCAATGATGGCAATTCCAAATTACTTCTGTTCCTCTACGAGTTATCGATAGTGGCGTGTCCCGTTTCTTCTTCCGCTGGTGAGAGCACTCAGGACAGCGCACCTTTCGCGAGCCATCTCGTGATGGAGCGAGCCCGATGATGCGCTCGTCTTTCACGCCACCACCTCAAATTCGTCTACCCGATCGCCCCATTGATCCCATCCAGGCCATCGCTGTCGCGCAAATATCTCCAAGTATGGTCCGTCCACAAGGCGTTCAATTCGCTTATAGGTGTCGTCGGGCTTGCGAGAATGTTGGCGGCGTGGGGCTTGAATCACTTGGCGCACATCAGCGTTTACATGCTTGGGCTTGCCCCGTGTTGCTAATAGACAGATTTCTGATTCCTTGCGAGTCCAATACCCCATTCCAATTGATGGCTTAATCCATACCATGCCTATGGTTTTGTAGACGAACCCCCATGCCTCGATGAGCGCTAAGGCGACTGGCAGGTGAGAGTCCACAACCCAAAGAAACAACGCGGCGTTGGAAGCTGCTCTTTCAGCAACAGGAAGGGTGGACAGATGTTCAAAAGACATCGTGGCATAGGCCGGAGAGCGTCCTTTGCCCTTCGCAGACCAAACGCGAAAATCCCACGGGGGGTCTGCCAGAATGGCCCCATATTTCATACCGGAGCCACGGCAACGTCCTTCTGTTGCCAAGCCCTCCAACGGGCAGTAAATCGATCCAGCGGTTTCTCAGTCTCGTCCTCGTCCTCGATCTCACCGATCTCACCGATCTCGAAGACATCAATCATCAAGCAAGATTGATCGCCGTAGCGTTTGAAAGCGCAAATCTCGGTGATTTGGCTGTCATTCAGGATAGCCATCGTCTCGCCGCTTATTCCATCCAAGGCTGCCTTCACCAAGTTATCCAGATCAGGCTTGATAGCGTGAACTTCTCCAGCAATCAGCTCTTGCTTCCTCTTTTTGCTCAGGCTGGCTGGGGGCTCGAAGATCGCAGCAACATGAACCACCACGGGCCTCTCGGTAGGCTCGCGCCCCTTCATGACCGCGCGGGTTGCCAACTGAATCGCGATTTCATAAACCCGCGTTGGGGCGGGCGTATAGACGTGGCCTGCTTTTGTTACGCGAGGACGCCCCTTCGGCACGGGAGCGCCCTCGATGCGAACGCTGAAGAATGGTTCGGGCTGCATTGCGCTTACTTTCCGAGCACAATGAGGTCGTGTTTCGCCAGCCAGCGCTCAAAATCGGCCTCACTTCCACCCGATTCGATCACGCTCTTCATAACGGCGAGCACCGTTATCGACCGTTCCTTCGTATTTTGAGACCCTACCATGATGGCCTGCGGGGTTGTTCGGGGCGGCGCAGAGCCCCCCACAGTCCTCTCAGGAGCTTTCTGGGTGGTTGATGGCTCTTTTTGATAGAAGTGGGCTGGGGGATCGTCTGAGGAGCCCTGAGAGCCATTTGATTTATCTACGGCACCCTGGACTTCTTTGATTGCGCCATGCTTGGAGACAACCATGTCCTGCCGTCCTTGCCATTCCTTCCCGAGATACCATTCAAAGTGGAATGTTTTCCCCGCTTCAAACTGCGTGAGGAGTTCCGAAAACGCCTTGACCTCTCTTTGTTCTCCGCTATCCACGTCGATGCCGACCACGGTGCCGGGCCGGTTTCCCTCCCCAGCATCCACCCGCTGAATGTCCAGCGTCATGTAATTCTTCGCCATCTACTCGTCCTCCTGTAGCCGTGAAAAAGGTGGCACGGGGGGTGGCCAGTCCCCCGCGCCGGCGCAGTCGGGAGGCTAAAACCAACCGCGCTTCTCTCTATGATGGCTCTACTGGAAAAGGGGTCCAAAAAAGGCATGAATATAACTAGACACCGCCCCCGCCCCTCTGACTTGCATAACGGTATTGGGCGGGAACAGCCGACTTCGCGGCCAAGAAACGGCAAAGTCACGCAACCTCACCTTTTACGGCATACCGTGCGAGGTGAAGCGCCGCTTCAAATGCCATTAAATCGGTCTCGTAGTTCGGAAAAGCCGTTGCCTCGACCGCACCGGTTTTCCGGCAGAAGCGAACTAGGAGGCACCCATCAATTTTCTCACCGGCCTCGTTCAGCATCGCCCGATAGGCGGCGAGCTGACCTGCATGTCCTGGTTTCAGGGGCGCGCTGAGATCGGTGACGCCCTTCCAGTCGATGACGTGAACCTCTTTGTTACGAAGACGGGCAACCATGTCGGCTGTCCCTGCGATCCGGTATCGCTCGCTGTAAAGCCGACGCTCTATATCGATGACCTCGGCGACATTAGCGTCAAACCAATCCCGCAAACCCTTCTGGCACTTCGCCACATCCTCATCGTCTGAGAGATCGGGCTCCAAGCCGTGTGCAACAGACTCGACATAGCTATGGACGGCTGTGCCTACGGAAGCCGCTTCCCGTGTCACGCGGTTCGGCTCTCCGCAAATGTCTTTTGCCCACGCGTCAAGGTCGGAAATTTCATTGGTGCCTTCTGAAAAGACTTTGAGAAGTTTGATTCTGATTGTCTTTGCGGCCCAGCCAGAGGCTGCCGAAAAGGGAACCGCATAGTGGGCTGCCACCCCGCTGACGCTGAGATCGACTTTCTCGCCGTTCCACTCATAGCGATGGTTCCCCTCACTGTAGGTAAGGGTTCCGCTCATTGTTATTATGGTTTCCATCTGATGTTGATGTCTCTTCCCCTTCATCTGAGTCTCCAAACCTTTAGTTCCCGTGCGTGATTTGAGATTCTTGCCGACTTGATTCTTTTTCCGGTGAAAACCCAGTCTCCCCACTTGAATATAGATCCGGCGGCGGGGCCAAGTTCCTCGAATGGGATGCCGCGTCTCTTCATTTCACGGTTCACATTGTCGGCGTGACATTCTCTCGTCTCTCGCGCCATCGCTAGTTCACATGCAATTTTCCGCGCCTCAGCGAGAAGATCAGAGCGAGTCCATGACGCTGCGCTCATACCCGCCGCCTTTTTTTCTCTCCTTCAACAAGATCAAACAGATCGGCCACCACGTTCTCCTTCAATGCCCAAAGCGTTCGGATAATCCAACCGTGCATCCTCAATACAGTCATACATCTCAGTATGGCTTTTGAAGCCATTGCCCCAACAGAGCCCGCAAATGGAGATAGAGAAATCGCCCGCCGCAATTTGATTCTCAATCTCGCCGGTGCCCACGCACTCAGCACAGGGAAGTGTGATTCGGAAATCAGTCATTGCGTACACCCCACCAGCGGCTGATGACGTCATCGGCGACCTCTTGCACAGATTCGATTCCATCAGCTCGGATCAAGTGTTCAAGCACCTCGACGAGAACCACCTTGCTCGCCTCATCGCCAAGCTCGCGGCGTTCAAGCGTTGCCATCAGATCGGTGACGAGCCCCATGATGATTTCTTTCGCGTCAATCTCTGCTAAATCTCGCGCTTGTTGGCGGCGGCGCTCTTGCTCTCTCAATTGTCTCAGTTCACGACGAGCAGATGGAGAATCAGGACTAGGATCGCCCACTCGATTGGCGTCATGCTTGTCTCCTTTTGCGGGGAACCTAATAATTTCGTCAGTCATGGCTCAGCCTCCGTTGATCGCGATGTCGATGACCCATCCCAAGGTGATGACCGCCAGGATGGCAAAACCAAGAACCGCAGGATGAGGTCCCTGTGCGAAGATTTTTGCCAAGCTCCAGGCCACGCCGGCTGCCTGATTTGCGCGGCTTCCACCCTGGAGGAGCGCGACATAGGTGAGTCGCTCGCGCTCGGTGAGATCCGCGAGTCTCTTCACTTTGCTCATCTCGCCTCTCCTTGACGCGGCCCGACGTGGCGCATCGGCCAGTAGATAGCGCGTCCTTCGCTCAAGCTGGCGATAGCGTTCAACGCGTAAATCATTCTGGTCCCATCGCCGGGGTCACTAATCCGATACGGCTTGGGATTGCCCAGT